CGCAGCTATCGGCGCTATGCTTCGCGGCGAAGTGCAGACGGGGCTGGAAGCGGAAATGCGCCAGGAAGCGGCGAAAGAGGCGCGAAGCTTCGGTAAGTCTGTAGAGGGCGTGGCTATCCCTTCCTTTCTGGTAGCTACAGAGCGCAGAGATTCTACCGTAGGTGGTTCTGGCGGCAACACTGTACCCACCATTACAGAAGACTACGAGCCAGTTTTGCGCCCCATGCCAAAGGTGCTATCGATGGGCGCCCGGCTGCGGTCAGGACTTACGGGTAACTGGGAAATGCCGGCGAAATCTGCAGCCACAGCTGCTACCTGGGAAGGAGAAATAGATGCCTCTACAGAAACCGATCCGACCTACGCAAAGGTTAGTATGTCCCCACACCGTTTAGCCGCATTTACAGAGGTTAGCCGGCAGCTGATGATTCAGTCTATTATCCCAGGTGGGGTAGAGGCGGATATCCGGGAAGACCTTAGCGACAGTATCGCTTTAGCGCTTGACCTGGCAGCTATCAGCGGGTCCGGATCTGGCGCCATCCCTACCGGTATTATTAATACCGCAGGTATCGGTTCTGTAGCCATCGGTACGGACGGCGGCGCGCCCACCCGTGACCACCTGGTAGCGCTACAAAAGGCTATTGCAGTGGAAAACGGTATGGTAGAAAACATGGGCTTTCTGACAAACCCAGACGTAGCTACTAAGCTGATGACTACGAAAGTAGACGCTGGTAGCGGTCTGTTTATTCTGGAAGACATGATGGCGGCGCTAATGGGCTATAGCGCAGGCTATACTACCCAGGTGCCTAACAACCTGACGAAAGGTACAGCCTCTGCTATTTGCTCTGCTATCATTTTTGGCGATTGGTCGAAATTGATCCTGGGCCAGTGGGGTGGGGTTGATATTATTGTCGATCAGTACACCAAAGCTACTGACGGTATGGTACGCCTGGTGGCTAACAGCTACTACGACGTAGCAGTACGCCAGCCTAAAGCCTTTAGCGCTATTCTGGACGCTACTACAACGTAGCCAGAGCCGGCGCCAGACGGCGGCGGTAATCGATAACGAAGTAAACCGCCCAGCGAAAGCTGGGCGGTTTAAACAAAACATCTTTAATGAAAGTCCGAATTTTAACAGGCGTCTGCGGTAAACCCTGGAACCTGGCCTATTTCCCTGGGGATGTAGCAGAATTACCTAAGCCTCTGGCGCTGGAATTGATCGAAGCGAAGGCTGCAGAAGCGCCAGCGAAGGCTGCTACTAAAAAGGCAGATCCGGATCCTGAAAAAACCAAAAAAGCCTAGTAAATGATTCAGATCGTTACACCACCAGCTTTAGAGCCTTTAGCCCTTGCGTCTGCAAAAGTGTGGCTGAAGGTAGACTTTGATGCGGAAGACGATTTGATCCAGATACTAATTTCTGCAGCAAGGGAAAAGGCAGAACACTACACTAACAGAAAGTTTATTACTACTACTGTTTCGGAAAAGTTCGACATAGTAGAAGACATAGCCCTAAGCCTGGGCGATGTGATCAGCGTAGTGAGCGTAGATGTAGGCGAAACCACCCTGGTAGTAGATACAGACTATACGGTAGAACTAAACGCCCTGGGCGCTACTACCGTAACGCTTAATACTTCGCCAGCCGAGGCGCCAGCTATTACCTATACGGTAGGCTACGGGCCATCTGCTGACGATGTACCTAAAGCCATAGTACAGGCTATGCTTTTTTCTATCGCTGAATTCTACGAAAACAGAACCGATAGAGTTAGGCGCCTGCCCACCGTGTCAGAGTACCTACTAAATAGCTATAGGCGATGGACAACGTAATAGGTAAAATGAACCAGCAGATAACGATCCTGCAGGACACAGGAACAACCCAGGACAGCGCAGGCGCAGCCATCCCTAACCTGGTTACTATCGGCCCGGTTTTTGCTTTTGTGGACTACCAGAAAGCTGGCAGCGGCGAAAGCCAGGAAGCTGATCAAAAAACGGCTTTTACTTCGGCGCATTTCACTATTAGAAATAGCCCAGAGCGAACGATAACCGCAAAAGATACTATCGTCTATAGGTCGCAAAATTTTGAAATTATTTCCGTTCTGGAGCAGGGGGCTAATAGGTCGTTTATCCTGATGGAAGCAAAAAACAATGATTAAAGCAATGCCCAGATTTTATAGCCAGGCTTTTTTAAACAGTACAGCGGCTGCCGGTAAACGGCAGCGGACTAACTCTATTTCTATAGATAGGCAGATTAGCGCTGTAATGAAAAACTTGGATAGGGTGCTGGTGGACTACAGCAAAAAAGACCGCCAGCGGATAACCAGAAAGGCGGCGCAAAAGGTGGCGCAGCAGGCGCGGCGCAGCCCTGGCTTTGACGATAGTAAACGGCCACACTTTCGTAGAAACGGTACGAAGGTTACAGAATATAGCCCAGGAAACCTACGGCGCAGCCTGCAGGTAATTAAGCTAAAAAAATCGCCTGATGCTTTTGTAGGTCCGCAGTTTGCTTTATCGTCTGTTAAAAAATACGGCGCTAAAGGGCAGCCTGTAGACGGCTATTACGCTGCGATGCTATACGGGTCCGCCCTGGCCTTTCGCAGTAGGGTACTGGTGCCAGCGATGCAAAAGGCAAGGCCTGCGGCGCTGGCGGTTTTATTTAAAGAATCAGACAAAGCAATAGCGGCGCGTGGCGTCCGCAGAGGCTTTAAAACAGCTTAACTATGGCTACGGAATTTATACCTATTACAATCAGGGATCTAATGTTAGCCGGCGATGCGCCGGCAGGCCTGGCCCTGGCCCTGGGCGCTGGTAATACTATGCGGGTATTCCCTGTAGAATCTGATCAGGGCGCAGACTTTCCTAACGTCGTTTACCACCAGCTAAACGAAGACATAATTTTCACGAAGGACGGAAGCGTATCAGCCGGCGCCGATTTAATGGTAGAATTTCATGCAGAGCAGCCAGGCGGATACATCACTACCAGGCGCCTGGCCCGGCTGGGCAGGATAGCTATTGATGGCAAAACTATTGATGTAGAAGAAGATCACCACCTGGCCGGCGAATTTTCTTCCTATAAGCTGAAATACACCGGCAAGGAAGACCTACCGCCAGAGCCTGATACTGGCGTAGTAACGACAGCGCTAACCTTTAAAGCTACTAAGCAGTAGCGCCAAAAAAATAACTATTCACTTTTGCGCCCTATAGCGCAGCAAATAACAAACTATGCCAACTACAGGTACACCAAAAGGCGAATTAATCCGGCTAACTATCGGAGGCGACAAAGTAGGCCATACTACATCTTCTAACGTGTCTATTCAGGCAGCTACTACCGAGGTGTCCAGCAAGGATACAGGCGGCGGCAACTGGGTAGAATCTAGCGCTGGAAAGCTTAGCTGGTCTGCTGGATGTGAGGGCTTAATGAACTTTGACGCCACTATCAGCGCAGAAGCGCGGCTAACCTTTAAAGACCTTTACGACGCCCAGGTAGCACGGCTGCCGGTCGCTGTAAAGTGGACTACTGGCGTAACTGGAGATACGGAGTTTACAGGCAGCGCCCTAGTAACTGGCCTGGATCTGACAGCCGCTAATGATGAGGTAGCAAGCTTTTCGTTTTCCCTGACAGGAACCGGTGAACTGGCGTCTGCGACTATCGCCTAATTTTTTTTGTAATCAATAAGGCCGGGCCGTATGGCCCGGCCTGCTAAACACCCTTAGCAAATGGATTTTAATATTAATAACTGCGACTACACTATACGTTTCAATTTCCGTACCTGCAGAGCGCTTAAAAAGCTGCTAAAGGGACTGGATCCTAAAGACGAAACCGCAATGGTGGACTTTATCTACACTTCTGGCGCGTCACTGATCAGGCAGGCTATAATGAGCAACAAACTTTCGCCAGTGCCATCTATCGAGTTGGTAGAAGATCATTTAGACGAAAACGAAGGCTTTGCTGCAGACTTTTTTATCGAAGCTTATAAAGCGATAGCTGCGCAGGTGACGCCTACCAAGATGGACGAAATAGAAAGCGCAGCGGCGGGAAACTAACAGCGGGAACGATTAGACTAGCAGGTGCTGGCCTGCTGGGGTTGTCTCCTGATGCTATGGACGAAATGACGCCTGCAGAACTGTCTGCAGCCCTGATTTTTAGGATGCGGTACGATGAGCGCCTAAATAGGGAAGGGTGGGAGCAGGCGCGAGTGGTCAGTTTTTACGCTATGGCGCCACACCTGAAAAAAGGAACGGTAAGCGGCTATAAAGACCTGTTTACTCTCGCCTGGGATAAGGACGAAGAAAGTAAAGAAACCAGAATATTAACGCCAGATGATTTTACAGAAGATCAGCGCCGGCGAATAATCGCAGATTTACGAAAAGATGGCTTCTAGCTTACTATTAAAACTGGGAATTGATGTTAGCCCTTTAACCAGGTCGCTAACCCAGGCAGAGAATAAGCTAAAACGTTTTGGCTATAAGGCAGAGCGTATAGGCAGAGACTTAACTACCAGGGTATCCCTGCCCATTATCGGTATAGGCGCCGCTGCGGTTAAAACCTTCGCAGACTTCGATAAGCTGGAAAAAGGCCTGGCGGCTGTTTCTGGATCCGCAGAAGAAGGCGCCAGGCAGTTTTCCAGCCTGCTAAATATTGTCAAGGATACCCAGACCACCCTGGATCTAAAGTCTGCTGCTGCGGGGTCGCTAAATTTGCAGGCGGTTGGGGTTAGCGCAGCGAATGCAGAGCGCCTATTACGGCAATTTGGACGGGCTGCGACGTTAACGGGGGAAGGATCAGAGGACGCAGGCGAAGCTACCCGACAGTTAGCGCAGGCGATAGGTAAGGGGAAGATATTAGAAACGGAACTGCGCGTAATACGTGAACGCCTGCCAGGACTTACTAAAATAATAAAAGACGAATTCGGAACGATCACGGCGGAGGGTATTAATAAAGCAGGGGTAAGCGCTGGCGAGTTTCTTAAAAGACTAACGAAAGCTGCGGAAACCAGTAAAACTTTCCAAAACATCCAGGGCGGACTGGGTAAGGCTTTTGAAACTTTCGGCATAGAATTACAGATAGCCGGTAGGGAAATAGGTAAAACGCTATCTGAAACGCTAAACCTGGAGGAAAACCTAACCAGACTTAGCGCAGCTATTTCTGATGGCGTAAACGCTTTTAAGGCGCTTAATCCTACCCTGCAAAAAACAGTCATTTATAGCGCTGGACTGGTAGCTGCTATCGGTCCGATGTTTTTGGGGCTGGGGGCGGTCGCTAAAGCGCTACCGCTGCTACGGTCAGGTTTTAGCCTGCTGCTGGCGCCCATCACTAGCTTAGGCGGGGTATTCGCGTTTCTGGCCAGCCCTGTAGGGCTGGTAGTAGTAGGCCTGGCGCTGCTGACTGCAGGTATCATTGCAGCCTATAGGAATTCTGGCTATTTTCGTGGCCTGGTGGCAGAACTGGGCGAAAGCCTGGCGCGCCTGGGGGATTCGGTGGTAAGTTTTGGCGTAGCTATTTACAATATTATCGATGCGGCGCTAAAGCCTTTCGGCGGCGCCCTAAATGTAATAGGTACAATAGCTAAAAATATTATCGGCGTTTACGCTGGACTGGCGGCGGTAGTGATCAAAATAACGTCTACTATAGCTACCCAGCTAAGTAACACCTTTAAGGGTATCGGGCAAATATTGTCAGGCGAATTTAAGGCTGGATTTTCCACCCTTAAAAATAGCCTGGCTAATCCGGCGAACCTGGCTAAAATCGCTGTAGCAGGTATTAGCCTGGGTAAGACATTTGGTAAAGCGTTTAAGCAGACGGTAGGCGGTTTATCAGAGGGGACGCTAACTAGCTTTTTGAAAGATGTAAAGCCAGGCGGCGGCGGCGGCGGCGGCGGTACTGATGACGATACAGGCGGCAGCGGCGGCGGCGGCGGTCCGCTGGCAGTACAGGCGATAGATACAGGCCAGGTAGACGGGGTTAACCTTTTTGTTTTATCGCTACAGCAGGCCGGCAGAAATACGGAGTACCTGCAGGAAAAGATCGAAGGGCTAAAGCCTGCCCTACAAGACGACTTTTTTGGCGACTATCGCAGCGGTTTAGAAGTGATCACTGAAAAGCAGGAAGCTTTCGGTAGTACCTACGATTCGTTAAGCGAAAGGATAGGACTAACCAGGAGTCTAATCACCAGTCTGGTAGAGGATGGCTATCCAGCAAGTGTAGGCGCTGTAGCGCTGCTAACAGAAGAATTAAACGGACAGCTAGCTACCCAGGAGGAACTAAACGAGTCTATAGCAAAAATGCAGGCAGCTATGGAGTTAACCGGCAACGTTTCAAAAACTGCTTTCGCCCAGGTATCTAGCGCTATGAGTAAAGGCGCGTCTGCTGTTAAAGCTTTTGGTAGCGCTGTAGTATCAGCGCTGCGCGACGCAATAGCCGCAGAAATAAAGCTAGCGGTAGCTACCCAGGTGGCTGGCGCCCTAAAGCTGGTACCGCCACCTTTTAACGTTGCTTTGGCAGCAGCAGCTGGCGCAGGCGCAGCGGCGCTGTTTACTTCTGCCCTGGGCGCCTTAAATATCCCACTGCTGGCTGCTGGTGGTATTACTACCGGCGCAGGCTTATTTGTCGCTGGCGAAGCAGGTCCAGAGGCGATAATACCCCTAAACCGATTGCATGAATTTATGAACACTGCAGGCAGCAGTGTACAGGTTACTGGCGAATTCGAACTACAGGCCGACAGGCTGGTAGCGATGGTCAGACAGGCAGAACACGGCTATAACAGAGCGTACTAATGGCTACGGTAATAAAGGCGCGAATTAACAGCGTAAATAACACGCCCTACGAGGCATTTTTAGACAACGGCGCCCCTACTGATGCGGGGCTGCTGCTGGAAAGCAAGGGCGCCAGTATTAATTTCCAGTTAAGCGGCCAGGATCCTGATGGTAGGGTAATGGCGTCTAAGTGTTCTGTACAGTTTGAAATAACCAGCGATACCCAGGCAGCAGTTTTTGCCGGGCTGGTACAGGCTAACGAAATGCAGTACAGGCTGCGCATACATAAAGACGGCGCCCTATTCTGGGTAGGATTTGTTTTATTGGAACAGGTTGTATCTGATTTTGACGGGTACCCTTATTTCTTTAAAGTAGGCGCTACCGATGGCCTTTCTAGGCTAAAAGACATACCCTATAAGCAGGGAGGACTAAACGACTTTGTAACGGTAAAGGAACACCTATTTAACGTACTGGGAAACGTGCCACTATCAGACTATTTTGCACCTGGCGCAGAGTATCTGCGGGCAAATAGTACAATGTTTCCAGAGGGTTTAACGCCATCGACGTCCGTTAACCTGCTAGACAGTACCCGCCTGGGCTTTAACGCCCTGCAGACGGTGGATAAAACGGGGGAGGTAAAACGCTCTAGCTGCTACGCTGCGCTGGTAGAATTTTTAACCAGGATGAACGGCCGCCTGGTGTTTTCTGCGGGTAGGTACGTAATCGTAGATATTAGTAGCTATGCCAGCCCACTAACGGCTACTACCTTTTTTCGCTACGACCAGGGCGGTAACGCACTGGCATACGACGCTATAGCTAGCTGGTCGGGGTCTACTGTACAGATGGGTAGCCACCTGGTTAATGGCGAAGCATACGCCAACGCAGGCGGCAAAAAAACCCACCTTGCGCCGCTAAAGGCCGTTAAGCTGGTCTACAAAAATTACAGCAGGCAGAACCTGTTACCAGGCTTCACCTGGGATGAAACAGTAAGCCCTGTAGCAATTTTAGGCAGCCTGGGTACAGATGGCGGCGCCGGCCGGCTGCGACTTTCTGGTAACATTTCCTTTAGGGCTTTTAGCGACAGCGCAGCAGTACCTAGTACGGCGCTTTATGCAATTTTTGCGGTGCGTATTTCAGTTGGGCCAGATGGCGGCGAAAAGTACCTAAAACGCCAGGCCACCGTTACGCCTGGCGGAATCAGCTACGGAGAAACTACCTGGGTAGACGGGGTAGAGCAGTATGAATTTGTTTTTGGTTTTTCCCCACCCCAGGCGCTACAATTTCTGGAAACATCTATTTCTGCTTTATCGCCACCCTTACCTATTTCTGGCGCTCTGAAAATGACCTTTTTCGACGTAGATATAGTTAACGGTAATGGCTTTTCGTTAGCAGGTACTGACCTACTATACCAGGTAGATAACGTGTTTCTGGAAAGCATACTAACAGGGTCTATTTCTGATCAGTACAACTATCTAACCTTTGAGCCTGAAACTGGCGCAGGGGGATTTAATAGCCTGGTGCTGGAACGTGAAGTAGTTTTTGGAGATGGCCCTAGTGAAAATACGTTTGGGCGGATAGAATACACTGCTAACGGTACGGACTGGCTAGTAGCCGATGGCTGGCGCAGATGGTCGGGGGGCGGCTATTTAAACGCTACAGCTATGCCGCATGGCGGACTTTTAGCCAGAATGATATTAGCACTGCAAGAGGCGCCCAGGGAGCAGCTAGATATTACTATAGTTTCCACAAACTACAGTCCGCACTTTTTAATAGGAGACGATACCAGGTTATATCTGCTAAAATCAGGCCAGCTAAACCTGGACCGCGACACCTGGCGCGGTAGGTGGTTTGAAATCGCAGAAAACTTTGTAGATACTACGGTACCAGGGCTGCCTACGGTCGGTAGTCCGATATTCGGGGCTGATGACGGGCAGGGAGTGCCAGAGCCAGAAGTAACGCCAGGCGGCGGGAACACTACCCCACCTATTGGCGGGTCGCCAGGTAACAGCGCTCCGGGTATCAACACCGTACCTACCACCACAGACGACGGTATAGCTACTGGCGACGGTATAGGCGGCTTATCCGTAAACAACCTAGACGACGTACCTCTTTACGGTGGCGACATTATTGTAGTTACTAATCCGCTGACTGGAGAAACGCAGCAGATAGAAGTTTTATACGATTCTGGTCTGGGCGTACCTGCTGTTAATCAGGTTAGCCCACCAGCAGACGCTGTACCGTATTACGGCGCTGGCGGCCTGGTCTGGCTAGTACCTGATACCGGCGAGGTTTCAGTAGTACCAGTAAACGCTACCGCAGACTTTCCTGCAGGGTCATACATACAGCCAGATCCACAATTTACCGCACGGCTACAGGCGCTGCTGCGGACAGATCACTACGACCTGCAAATTTTCGGGTACAACGACACGGTAGCTACTGGCTTTACAGAACCTTTCTGGCGGCCAGTAAATAGGGTTGGCTGGGGTATTCGAAAGGTAAGCTTTTCCTTCGCCCAGGATAACGGCGGAACAGTAAAGGCGAACCTGAAATACTACGACGCTACAGGGTACAGGTACACCGTAGCGACATTTAATAACACTGGCCTGGGCGAAAGCGTAGACGCTTTCGCAGATGTAGCCATAGGCTACTACAGGCTACAGGTAGAAACAGTTACAGGCGCAGCACCTAAAGGCTTAGCGGTTTCTATTCAACTAATTAAAAAGAACTAATGAAATATCTATTTCTGCTTTTGCTGTTTCTGTTTCTGTCTGGGGGTGTTTCTGGGCAGCTGGAGAACTTGCCAACTATTGACGATCCGCAGCCTGCAGATAGACTTTCTAGCTATACCAGAGGCTTTAGCGCAGCCTACAGGCTAGATACTCTAAAATCGTATTTTCAGGCAGGAATGTCTGGCGCCGGCGCAATAGACACCTTTAACTTAGATTCTCCTATACTTCGCACGGTTTCTACTGGATCGATAGTAGGCGGTAATTCTTTTAGCGACTGGGTAAGCTGGTTTTACTTCGCGCCACCTACTTTAAGCCTTTCCGGATCCAGCCCTACAAACGAAGTAGGAACCAGTAACGCCTACAGCTATAGCAGTACCACAAATAACCCAGGCGTAGCCACCTTATCGGGTGGACGAATAGAGGTAAACGGCAGCAGTGTAGAAACCTTCGGCGCAGGTACTGCAGGTAGCCACAGCTACACCTTTGCGCCTACTGGCGTAGCTACCGTTACGGTACGATCAGAACAGGAATGGTTAAAGGGCGGGGAATCAGGAACGGCATACAGTAGCAGTAAAACGCTGCGGGGCGTTTATCCTGTTTTCTACGGCGTAGCCTCAACAGATTACAGCGTATCAGGGAACATTTATTCTTCGCTAACTAAGCTGGTAGCAACGGAAGGTAATAAGACTGTAGCAATGGATGGCAGCGGCTATATCTACTACGCTGTACCTGTAGCCTGGTCTGATGAAAACCTAAGCAGTATAATCGACGGTAACGGGTTTAATGTTACATCGTCTTTTACTGCTTACACGGTCAGTATAAGCAGTACAGGGCTTACTAGCGATTACACGGTAGATTATCTACTATATAAACTAAACACCATCACAAGTATATCCAATGCTAATTACACATTTAACCGATAAAGGACTGCTGGCGCTTTTGTTTTTGCTTTTGTCGCTCCAGGCAGGCGCGCAAATAAACATCCAGACCACCTTTAAACCGGCCAGCCCTGGCCCTTTAGATTTTAGGGATACTATACCTACGCTGGGGGATACCTCAATTTCAATCATTGCAGATTTTCTGTACGATGGTCAAAAGGTATGGGTTGCCGACACCGACACAGAATACAGGTATGTAAATGGTGTTTGGGTGGAATCCCTAAAGGCTGGCCTTTCAGGGCTTGCCGGCCCTAACAATTCTTACCTTGAAAAGCTAGATGATGGGGAGATAGAATTCAGGGAGAAAAAGCCAGATATTTGGCTAACATGGGGAGGTACTAATTTCTATTCATTTCATACTACGGGTATTCCCAAAGGGGCGCAAATTGAAAGTGTTTCTGGGGATGGATGGTCAACAGTTTTTGCGGGGTTCATTTACTCATATACTGATTCTAGGAACTGTTATACTTTCAATCTCTTTGCAGGGGGATCTAGTTTTAATATTCAATATTTTGCTGATTCTCTTTGCCAGCAAACATCTTTCGCTGACCAATTACAATTACAGGGAACTTTCAATTATACAACTGGTGAAAGTGTGACTTTTAATCTACCAATATATAACAGAGATAGAACACAAGCCGTAAAACAAGGGGTTCAAATGAAAGGGGACACCGGTACGGTATGGCTAGGAGAAATCAACAGGATTAACGTTGAAGGTGCAGACGTAACGGTAGCAACAGACGGGGACGGGGACTTGCTGAATATAGCGATACCAGCACCGGGGACGGGACCACAGGGGGAAGTAGGGCCAGCCGGGCCGCAAGGGGTGGCAGGCGATGACGCTACTAATTATTGGACACTTTCAGGATCGGACATATACCGGACTACGGGAGACGTTGGGATAGGGTTAACGGTTCCAACTGCGAAGCTTGATGTATTTGGCGACAGCCGCTTTGTTGGCACAATGCTATACCAACCAACCGTAGGTAATAGCATTTCGGGTATGGTATCTGAAAGGCTGTTTTATAGTGGGTCGAATTTTTTGGTTACTCGTGGAAGCCTGAAATCTTCGGGTAAGGCCTTTTGGGGGTATGGTGTAGAGCCTTCGTTGACTGTAAATAATGGTTTGATTAGTTCTGCCAACAACGTGGCGTGGGAACGAAATGCGATGACTATGGGTTCAGACGATTGGGCTTTCTCAACATTTGGCGGCGGTACGTCCGTCGCTATTGGAAGCCCGATAACACTAACCGATCGTTTCGGTTGGAAAAACTCAAAGTTCTTCATCGAGAACATTCCTGTTGGTACCCCTGTTGGATTCGTTGGATATGAGTCAGACGGGGATATTGTTCAGGCTTTTCCTACCCTGAATTATAATACAAGTAATTACACAATTGGCATTGATGGTTCTAATACTATTGATTTAAGTCCTGAATTTGTCGCAATCGGACAGCCTTTTTGGGCCTACAATCCGCGCACAACAAAAAGAATTATTGACGTTGACAATTCCGATGGTTTTGCGTCGGCTTGGGATTGGGGCAGCGTCACAAGTACAACCGCGCCGTCGTATGGCTCATTAAAATCAATGTTTGATACGAATGCGGATGCTTCGGCCGGATGGGGGAGCGGGGATTCTGTCAAAATCACAATTGATATTGACGCGAAGGGCTTTATAGATCGGATCACATACGGGTCAGGAACTGTCTACGTCACCATGTATGGATCGTATGATGTATATGATGGGAATATGATATTGACCGTTACCAGCGAACATGCGTCCTATTTAACGCCGCTGGTTGTTGTAGGGGAAAATATGGAAACGTCTACAGGCCTCAATGTCTATAAATTTGTTGTTCCTTCGGCGGCTGGTTTCGGTTCGACTTATACCGAGGAATACGAAATTAAATTCAAGGCGAGAGAGAACGCAGGGAACCCAGCCAACCCGACCAGAATAGGGATGATACAGTGGGTGCCTTCAAGGAATTATACCGGGCCGCTATACCGAAAAGGGAATAATATACAGTCGTGGAATGATGCGCAATGGTATGACGACAATCACGATGAAGTGTTCCACATTGACCCGGAAAGCACAACAGTCCTTACCGTAACGGGTGATATATCAACCAATGGGCAAATAGCGGTTGAGGCAGGAACAAGCACGGGCCACGTTTTACGGAAGGATCAGATAGACGCAGCTATTGCCACAGCCATTAGTCCGTTAGGCCCGGTATGGTCTGAAAACGGTGCAGACGTTTACCGATCGTCGGGCGAGGTGGGAATAGGGCTTACTAATCCAGCTACACGGTTGAACCTTTTAGGAACAGCGAGTACCACCGCGAACTTTTTAAGGTTCAATGCTGACCAGCTTAATTATCAATATTCAGGAGGTATCGAAATGATGGAAAGCACCGGTTACTTTGGTCAAAGTAGCAACTACGGCGGGCGAATGTATTATGATGGCACGGCTAATTTGTTGCGTATTGAAATGGCCAATAGTACAACAGTAACTTCTGCCATATCAATAAAAAGAGACGGTGGTTTAGTTGGCATTGCTAACACAAACCCGCTTTATCCGCTGGACGTTACGGGGACACTGAACGCCACATCTTTTAGGGGAGACGGAAGTTTGCTTACTAACCTGCCGTTGGATGGTAACGGCATCGAGGATGGTGGCGATGTTGCCGTACCTTTAAGCACTGATGTACGTGGTTATTCTTATTCAGGTTCAGGATCGTTCGATACCCGGCAGCAATGGGGAAATTTGTCTTCAGGTAACTATGTGAACGGGTGGTACACCCAGGGGGCGAATGGTGTAGGGCTAGAGTTTGAGGCAAAATTCAATTCTTCTGGTGTCCTGCAAGATGTGCCACACTTCCAGGCATACGGAAGTAATTTCGAATATACCAGACTGGTACCAAAAGGGCTTACCCATAATTCAAGCGGTAGGTATTTCATGCTTGACTTTTACGGTTCAAAGCCCAGGCTATTTTTTGATACAGGGGCAAACGATTATTACCAGTTTGCTACTGATGAAAAGCCAACTACAGACGGTAGTGTTTTGGTTACTAATGCTGATGGTTTAACCGAATTTCATAAAGGTATGCCCTTGCAATATTCCCAAACTGCGAATACATCCGTAGGTACATTCCCTACGGGGAACTGGACGACAGGCGGCCCTGGTGGAGTACCTGTAAAGGCTGGTATAAGATATGAATTTGAACTAATTGTATACTATAATACGTCTTCTGGAACGGACGCTGGAATAAGGATGAACGTAGGCGCTGGAACGCTTACGGGGGGATATACAGCCGGCGATGATGGCGTACTGGCTACTTTAAGTAGTGGTACTTCGTTAACACTACCAGAGCAGACCAGCAACACCAGAAAGGTGTTTACTGGATATTTTACAGTATCTAATACAACTACCATTAATTCGCAGGGCAGGGGCGTTTCCGGTTCTGCAAATATTAATGCAGGCACATCTTTAATAGTCCGCAAATTATAATGATAATTCAGCGCCCAAACATACCCACCCACCCTACTAAGCCATACCCCACCCGCCAGCGGTCGGCTATTACGCATATTATAGTACATCATTCCCTAACTAAATCCGGATCTGCTGCTGCTTATGCTAGGTTTCATATTAAAAAATACGGCTGGCCAGGTATCGCCTATCATTTCGTTATAGATACTGATGGCGCAGTAAACGGAACACTAGATATAAATAAAATAGGGTACCACTGCAAAGGAATGAATACCGCCAGTATAGGAATAGTTCTAACTGGCAATTTCGATAAAACAGTACCAGCCCTGGAGCAAATAGAATCTTTAGCCAGGCTGGTAGTAATGTTGCAAAATGGATTTGTTCACCATCTGAAACTAGCCCAGCATTCAGACTACAGCAGTAAGACCTGCCCAGGCGCGAATTTTCCCTGGTTAGGACTGGTAGCCAGGGTAGCCAGTTTAAAGTACGCCCAGGCGCCCAGGCGCCAGCCATCTGATACTGCCCTGGTGGTTTCTCCAGACGAATTAGAGCCTGCTATAGTAATGCCCAGCACCCCAGACGCTGACGGCGCAAACTATAGCGGATGTATGCCTGCTTTTTTACTGTCCCTTTCCGAAATACTAAACTTATGAATGGATTAATTTTAGAAGTAGTAGAATCTTTAGAAATGGATCCTATCGGAATTTTTACTGGTACGGTAGGTGCTATGCTTTCGCTGTTTGTGGTCAATGGCACGAAATTTTCCTGGCGAAAAACGGCGTTAATCCTGCTGGCGGGTGTTGGTATCTGCGGGTATTCAGTTAGCTACCTAACTAAGCTACTGGTAAGCGACGGACAAACCAGGGAATTAGCACTAATAGCCAACGTTATAGTAGGCTTTATTGCTTCTGATGCCCTATCTAGTATTAAGACAGCAGCGCCTACTGCTACAAATTTCATCATTGAAAAAACACTAGACCTTATAAGAAAAATACTAACTATAAAATTCCCTAATAATGACAAGTAGCGATTTTTTCCCTTATGTTTCTTTTCTTACTATCCTTGTCACGTTTTACATATTAGCCGTAGCGCTTAAAAACGATCTGGTTAAAGCAGATCACTCTTTACTTTCAAGTCGTTTTATCAAAGTTTCACTTTCTGGTATTTTCCTATCTGCTTTAGGTTATCTGCTGATACCTGGGAATGCGGAGTGGTGGCTAATTTTCAATAGTTCGGTTTTGCTTGGGTTGCTAACGTTAGCTATAGGCTATAGGCGGCAGTACGAGCGGATAGCTATCGATTACCTAGACCACACGCATTTTTTAACCATACCTACAGAATCCTACAGAGAGGCGGAAGGCGTGGCGCTTAGGGCTTATAAGCCAGGGTGCAAGGCTTTGGTACCTAGCGATAACGACCTGATAGAAATAGCTAAGAACTACGATTTAAATAATTATGTAGCCGTGTTTTTCAGGATCAAAAAAGGGGGGCTTTTCCCCAGGCATAAACACCCCAGGCAAGAGATAACCCACCTGGTAACAGGCCGGGCAGAAATCATTGCTGGAAAAAAACTATTAACGCCTAGATCAGTCTTTACCGTGCCAGCTGAAACGGTACACTACTTTTCAGCACTGGAAGACTGTATAGGCGTTTCTTTTATCGAAAAATAACCGCGCCAGGCGGATCCTGGCAAACCCTTAATCGATAGTATAATGAGTAAAAGTAAATTATTGGCTTTTGGCGCCCAGTCAGACTACACAGAAGTAGCTGATAGTATAGGCGACGGCTTAGAAATCCTGCAGGCTGGCGAAAATGCAGCCAGCGATGGCCTGCAGGTAGGCGACCTGTTTGTAGTTCTGTCTGCAGAAGATGAAGTACGCGAAATTATTAACGACGGGCCGGTATTTGTTGCGCAGCTTAAAGCGCTAAACCCAGACACCACCCGCGCCGCTGTACTGGAGGCCGGAAACCGTGTAATAGGCAACGGTAAACCGATGGGTAAGCTAGTACGGTTTGTACTAAATTCCCTCTGGGGCGTGGCTACGGGCTACGCTGATGCGGTAACGGTTCTGGAAATGGGCCAGCGGCAGGTACTCGAAAAGCAGACGCTGATCAGCGGCGGCGATATTTTCCCGCCACTACTGGTACCCGCCCGGTAAGAAATCGGTTTTGGGTGTATTTCCGCTTCACTGCCCCGTCCCTATTGATTTAGGCGGCGGGGCTTTGAGGGTGAACCCAGGACACAAAAAAGCAGCTACCCCTATTCTGGGTAGCTGCTGTAGTATGGATGATAAGACAAAACAAAGCCTTAACGGATAGGACCGCGCCCAGCTTTTAGACTTACCACCACGATCTTTAAGGGAAAGAACATAGTGTTATTCTGTTTCAGATAGGCGATAAATAATACCTACCAGTCCTGCCTGGTTTCTTTTCGACGCCCCAGCCCAGGCTACCCAGGCGGCTGGCTATATCTACTAATTCTGCTTCTAACTGCAGCACCTTATCCTGCGCTGTTTCTGATTCAAACCTGCCGGCGTATGTTTTTAGCGTAGCCATCACGCTACGGTGAGAACGAAGCAAATCAATAGCTGCGCTACAGGGGTCAGATGGCGAAGTAAGGCCTGTGGCTACGCTGTAGCTACCTGTAGCTACAGCACCAGCGCCCACAGTGGACAGCGCCAGGCTGCGGGGTGGGGTAGCGGCCCTGCTGAAAAAATAGCCGTCTTCGCGCCCTGTATCTGGCGGCTGTATTTCCGCCCTGGGGTTAATACTGTAGGCGGATGGCCGGCTGCGGGGTAGGGTAGTAGTCTTTTTATCAGGATCACCTATAGTGCCATCACCGTCTATATCTAGGTTTAGCGCTTCTTCTAAAGCGCACAGGGCGTTGCTTTTCATCCGATCAGCCCACTGGGATAGCAAACTAGACAGGTTTCTACGATCAGCAGGTATTTCCCAGCCAGCAGCTTTTAGGCGCTTATGGCGGATACTTAACAGCACCAGGCCAATTATCGCCGCTACTATATCGAACCAGCGGACAAACAGCGCCCGGCTGGAAATGGTACTATTATACATTTCTGCCTGGCGGGTAGACAGACCAGCCAGGATAGCGGTAGTGGTGTCTGCTGCTACGATGCTGCGAACATTCTGCAGCCCAGCCCTGGCGGTAGCGGTATGGCTTTTAGCAGATGCTACTAGGCGCTGCTTTTCGTCTTTAGCCACAGCTATCCTTTTCCCGTAGGCGTCGTTACTTTTAAAGTATTGACCTTTGGGCGCAGGGTAGAAAAAGCCTGGGTTAGATCGGTACATACTGCGCTGGTGAATATTCCCACTAGCTACAGCAGCGTCTACCAGGTTATCGCCATCCAGGGTAGCGGCGTCTATTCTCCCAGCCTCTGCCGTTTCAGCAGCCAGCAGTGTAGCCTGCGCTGTAGAATCCTGGGCGGTATTGCCGCTGGCTACCGTCATAATTTGGGCGGCATAGCCTTCGTAATCGGGTGGGGTAGTGGAAAGGTTTGCAATTTCAGCACCTGCCCAGATGGAACTGGTAAGGGTTAGCGCAAATCTAAGCCAGAGCATAAAACCGCGCTGGCGCAGGTACGACTTTGCAGCGCGTTTGTTTTCTACTGATACGGTTTTATTGCGCAGCTGGTCAGAGGTCCGCCAATGGTCCATGAAATCAGAGTCTAGCCCATGATCGATGATAAGGTACATGACCAGGCAGGTTATCCCCATGCCAGAGTAATAAGCCCAGGGGGGTAGGCTGTTTTCGATAAGCTGGCGAAAGCTGCTGTAAACCATTATGCCAGTAGTAACAGCTAGGAAGCCAAAGCAGGCCTTTATGATGATTAAATGTGCGGTATCGCTGGATGCGGTCGCATTTAAGAACGGCAGGCGCCGGTTCTGATGTGCCATGATAAAAAGGGTTTGTTAAATGATGGCGTAAAGCTACAGGCAAAAAAATGTAAAGTATGTTTAATTTGTGCAGGTAACGAAACAGAAAATAGTAAATGTGTTAAAAATGTACCTTTAGGTTATGCAATGGCTTATATCATTGCTGCGTCTAACATTTGTATGTATTATGGGCCACCTTTTGAAAACACCCCACCCAGTAAATGAGTAAACCCAAAAACAACGACCAACTACCTACGCCTAAATTCTCTGCATTATTAGCCATATCCGACCTGGCTACTGATCTGTCACTATTTGACGACGCCCCTAAACTACCTGCTTAGCAGCTTATCTATTATGCCGTGCAGCCGTGCTACTTCGCTTTCCAGGTGCAGTATCCTTTCGTCTTTATTTTTTATCGCAGCGCGAATATCTGCTAGCATAGCGGTAGCTAGGCTGCTTTCCTGATCACTGTCCAGGTGCGTTAATTCTTTTTGTGTGGAAGGGTTAGGATTTATCCCCAGCGCTTTAGCCTTATCTCTTAGGATAGGGTAGGCCAGGGCCAGCGCTTTTAGGTCATGCGCCCCTAATTTAGTTCTGCCGGCTTTTATGCCGTTAAGCCTAACTACTTCTATTCCTGACTGCCTGGCAGCTGCGGAATGAGTGGTACCTAATTCTTTTTTTAAAAAATCTAGCCAGGCCGTAATTACCTGCTTATCAAAGTATTGCTTCATAGTAAGTGGGTAGATTGATTCGTTAAAATCACACGAAGGAACAATAGTTCATATGAATAACCGCATATTTACAGTAGAATAATTGTAAAGAGTTACAAATATGGATGATAAAAAACGAAATCTAAAACCTTTTTTCGACGCCCTAAAGGGTGAGTTAAAGGCGCATAGTATCAGTTACGAGCAGCTAGCGCTAGAAACTGCTGCCCAAAAGCTAAACGCTGGTAAGGGCTACCCTCTGCAGAAGATTGCGGATATAATGAGCGGCCGCATTTCTGCGCAGGCCGACATTTTGCAGCTATGTGTAGAAATGGTAGAAGCAGCTATGCGAACCAGGGAAAAGGTCGCTGCTGGAGATCCAGCGCCGCTAATTGCCAGGCTAGAAATGGCCTGCACCCGGCGAGGTCAACTAGAAAAAACCTGGGCAGCATGAAAAACCTACTACTAAATACCCTTACTAAGCAGTTTAGAGAAAAAAGTAACAGGGTACTGGTTCAACTGACCAGCGCAGCAGATGCTGCGGAACTGCTATACCTCTGGAATCATTCAATAGTGGTTAATGATGCGCTGGGCAGCGAAGAACCGCTACCTACTGGTACCTACCAGGTAAGCAGACAAACCTTTGAAGCGCTTGTAAATATCGCAGCAGGTAATCCAATGTCAGACCAGCGCAAAGATACCAGGTGGTCGTTAAACGTCGATAGGGGAGGGCTGGCGGCGCGTGGCGAGGTTTACAGCGTTAAGCGCTACGCTGCGACAATTACCTGCAGCTTTCCACACTACAATAAATTAAGGGCGCAGCATTTTCTGCGCTTTGAAATGGCATAAAAAAAGCTGCAAACCTGGTAGGGTCTGCAGCGATAGGATTAAAATCGAAAGCGGAGCGGCTTTACCGTGGCACAGTTTACCCGCCCCAGCTTTCTATCATTTAACAGCCGTAAAACTACGGTAAATCTTTTTAGGATGAAAGATAAGCACAAAATTACAGGGCCAGACAGGTCTGCCCTTACCAGAGAGGTAGAAGAAATGGCCCTAATAGTATTTCATGGAAACATTGTGCCTCCGATCTGGTTACGCCAGATACTGAACAAAAACGGCAGGGTAAACCCTGCTGCGGTAATGATACTGGCGGATGTTGTTTACTGGTATCGTCCAGCAATAGCCAGGGACGAAGATACAGGTAGGGTAGTAAGCTATAAGCGCCGGTTTTCTGGTGACTTTCTGCGGCGGTCCTATCCCCAGATAGAAGCGCAGTTTGGATTTACCGAGCGAATGATACGCCTGGCGCTGGATATACTAGAAAGAATGGATCTAGTACACAGCTTTACGAAGCCTTTTCGCCAGGGCAACATGGTACAGCCTAATACCCTATACCTGCGCCCAGTGCCTGCAAACATTCAGGCGCTAAACGATGGGGCGTACTTACCTGGGGGTAAGTACGGTACTAACGTGGAAGTAAGTACGGTACCTACGCCAGAGTCGGGACGGTACTTACCTGGGAGTAGTGACATTACAAAGAATACTACAGAGACTTCTACACAGACTTCTAAACCCTCTGCTTCTGCTTCGCCAGAAAAAACAATAACCGAATCTGATTTATTAGAATTCGATGAAATGGATAGGGAAGGCGCAGCTGCAGCGATTGCTGCGCTAGATGCTTTACGATCAAAAAAAGAATTTCCGGCCGGCGGAATTCCTGCAGGCGAAAAATGGATAGACGAGCCAGGGGAGCAGGCAGAGGGCTATATAATCCAGAAAGCTGCAGCCGCTACCCTGGGCGCCACCTTCGACCTGGAACGGGTCTACCTGGAGCAGATAGGCCTGGGCGCAAAGGTGACGGTGCAGCAGGTCGCTAGCATGATGGCCTACTACTTTACCAAAGTGGAAACAGGTATAGACTACTGGACAGAAGCCAGATGGTCGGTAGGCGCTTTAGAGGGCGAACTACTGGCGCCTGCCCTGGTTTGTTTTCCGCTGGCGTCTAAAAGTAAGCAGCACCAGCTGCAGAACTGGCGTTCGGATCTGCTACCGCGCCTATTTAATTTTATGCGCTTTGAACTGGAAACCGAAAGAGGGTTAAACGAGCGCAGAGAAGACCGCAAAAACAAAACGGGAAAAAAGCCAGGCCAGGCGGCGCCAGCGGCGGACGATTTAACCAATTACGATTACTCCGAAAATGCCGGTTTCGATGGAAAATAACATAGTAGTAGACTGGACGAAACCAGTAGGGCCGGCGAAGCGTAGCGCTATAGTTAGGTATGGTACAGAAGATCAGCGCCAAAGACTAAAGGCTATCGATCTGGCGAAGCTGACGCCAGAGCAGCAGGCCAATAGGCTGGCGTTTCACGAAAAGCTGATGGCGCCAGCGCCTGCAGAAGATGTAGACGAAGATAAGCGCCTGAAAAACTGCCTGGGCAGAATGTATAGGACGATGAATAAACGTGCAGCAGGATCTGATGCTGATCCAGCGATTTTAACCAAAGCGGCAAAAGTTATGCTTTACCGTGGCTACTGCGAGCAGGTAGAATTTGAAACCGGAAAAGCGCCAGTATGGGAAGGGCGTCGGCATTTAGTAGAAGCAATGCACAAAATTGCGCACTGGTTAGTAGGGCAGCAAAGCACCCGCCCAGATGGGCTATGTAACTGCGAAAAAAACCAGGTTAGGCTCATCCCTATCCGTAGCAGCCTGTACCTGTACGGCGGGGTAGGGACAGGTAAAAGTACCCTAGCTATAGTAGCTAATTATGTTAGCCGGCAGCTTAATAGCGAGTACAACACCGGCTTCATTCTGGGCTTTACGTCCCTGGACGAAATGATGCTGGCAGTAGCAGCTAGCCAGACGGTAAAACCGATTGAGGACGCCAGCAAGGGCAGTATGGTTTTAGATGACCTGAAAAGGGAGCATTTACAGTATAAGCATTTCGGAAACGATCTAAGCGTAATAGCCACTATCCTAACGGTACGCCATCACATTTGGAAGCAGACCGGCGCCCAGACTATCATTACCAGCAACATAAAGCCTAAAGACCTACCAGGCCTGATAGGTGACGGTAGGGTACAGGACAGGCTGCTGCAGCAGTACGAAATAATACCTATAGGCGGCGAAACATTCAGAGATTACAAAGCTATCGGCGGATCCGGATCTGCCCAGCCATCACTAACTACTAAAAAAGCTACGACATGAAAACGATGAAAACAGGCGGAACTTTTGCCTATTTGTCTAGGAAATGGACTAATAAAAACGATGCGTTTTTAACTTTTTGGGGCCACGACAGCGCAGGGTATAGGTGGTTTCAGGGCGACGTAGGCGAATATAAAGAACCTTGCGAAACACCAGGATATAAAGACGATCCTGTAGCCAATGTAGATTTTGCTGTAGTCCTGGGGCTTTTTGAATCTTGCCTATATGCCGGTAGGATAGTTAAAGGGGTATTGAACACGCCAGAAAATAGAAAGGCGCTTGGAATTACCCTAAAGGATCTGCAAAAGATTGGTAGAAACTGCTGCCCAAAAGCTGAAAATATCGCCAGCCTTCGGCTAAAGCCTGGCGCTGATTTTGTGCGGACAAGTGACGGACAAGTACACCAGATAGAAGCTGTTAAAATAATCAAGCAATGAAAACCCTACTAATGATATGTTTCTGCGGCGCAGTGTTTTTTCTCTGCCTGGCAGGGTACGAAACCCAGGCCACTACCGGCCCTACAGCGCCTGCTGATCAGCAGCTAACAGCTAAACCGGCTACCGGGCTGCCTGATGGCGTTTTCTGGCTACTGCAGCCTAGCAGCTACGTTTTCGCAGGTCCGCAGCTTACGGCTAAAGACTTTTCTAGCCTGGCGCAAGATTACCCTATTAAAACAGTTATCCGGCTAAACCTGGAGGCTAAAAGCCTTTCTGTTATGGATACCGCAGCAGAGCGCCGGCTACTGCGCAGCTACGGTATAAACCTTTACTGTTTCAATATAGAAGGCAAGGCAGGGCAGCTAAACGAAAGCGTACTGCGCCAGATAGACACGCTACTGCAGGCTGGCGGCGCCTACGTTCACTGCTTGCACGGCCAGCACCGGGCCAAAGCTGTAGCAGGGCGCTATTACGCCCAGCAGGGATACCGGAAAAGCACTATCTACGATTTACTGGCCTGGTGGCCTGTAGTTAGAGACATAACCTATCAGCGCTACGTAGCACACGTAGCAGCACAAACCCAGATAAATAAAGCGAAATGATAAATACAGTCAGACCACTATCTACACCTATTACCCTGGCACGTTACCCAGAACTAACCCAGTATCGGCTATGCGCTCTGGCGGAAAGGGGGGTAGCAGTCCTGCGGATAACCCAGGGTACCCGCGCCGAAGCCCAGGCCAATATTTTGAAGGACGCAAAGCAGCGGTTTCTAAATAAGGCCATAACTGCCGAGAGTTACCGAAAGCGTACAGTAATGATATTAAACTATTGCCGCAATATTATAGAACAAACCTGGGAGGGCAGCCCAGAAGTAAAGCCTGCTGTTACGTCGTTTTTGCGCCGTTGTGTGCAATGTCAGAGCATTTAGTAAGTGGTAGCATTTTCTCCGGCCGGCGCCTGGCGCCGGCTGGTACTACCAAAAATTTTGGGATGTAATTTCTTCATAGATGCGTTTTTAACCCACCAGCGCCCTGTAGATGGGGCGCTGGCTTTAAACAAAAAAAGAAATGAGTAAGCGGCTAGAAACGATAAAGGAAATACGGCGCGAAATACAGCAGCGCCTTAATGTTTACCCTGGACTGATCCAGCGCCGAAAGCTGGCGAAGAAAACCGCCAATAAACGGCACATTTTACTGCGCGATCTTATACCAGCACTTGAAGAAATGACCGACCACGAATACCTGAAAATGATAGAACGGGGCCAGTTTAAGCGAAAGCGAAAGGGCGCCGGAAGGCAGCAGGATCTGCTTTAAAGAACACCTTTTTAACATCACGCAGGCGCCAGTAAATCAAAATAATTTGCGGCTTTTGGGATAGTCAGGCGCCTGCAGTGGTGTTTCAAATCATTTAACAAAAAAACCATGAAAATTAAAACTTACGTTATTATCGTCTCTGAAAAATTCCCTGGTAGCCATCCCAGAGCCGGAGAACCTACGCAGTTTCAGGACAAAATAGAGACTGGGCGAAAGATCCATACTATACGGCAAAACGTAGACCTATGGAAAGGGCGGATAGATAAAGTGGCGGCTGGTGAGGCTGTTATATCTATTCGGAAATGGTCGGGGCTGCCCTATCGTAGTAAGCAGCAGGAAATACTGGTGCTGGGTAAAGACGATGGGGTAGGGCTGCAGGTGGTTACGCCAGTAGGTAAAAACATCGTAGTAGTTAACAGCCCAGGGCTGGACGAAGCGAACGCTTTTATAAACAGGACTGCCCTTGCAGAGAACGACGGGCTAACCAGGGCAGATTTAGATGGCTGGTTTAAGGGCTGGACAGGCGGCGATAAGGCTATAATTCACTTTAGCGCCTGGCGTTACAAAAACCCTTACAGCATATCTATAGGCGAATTTGACCGCGCCCTGAAAAGTACAGGACTATGATAGACGATATAATGCTAAGCCCACGATTTACTACTTCATAAATTTCTATAAATGACTTTTGTATCCCCTACCAGAGCGCCGTTTAATTCTACTACCGGCGAAGTAGAAGACGCCCCTATCAATATGGGCCACGTAGCCAGCTTTCGGCGGTGCAGCGGGTACCACAGTAACCGCGAAACGTATCACGGTATCAGGTTTAACCTATCTAACGGCTTAACGCTAGAATGGCATTTTGCCACCCTGGAAGACAGAGAAATAGACTGGGGTAGCCTGATGGCCCTCTGCACTATGCGCCACCAGCAAAGCCAGCGGGTAGTATCCTGCCGGCCGCTACCTTCACCTAGAAAAAAAGGCAACAAATGAGCCATATTAAAAACATCCACCCTTTACGCCCAGGCGCAAGTTTAACGCTGATGCAAAAGCGCCAATTAGACGCTTTGCTAACTTTAGCGCTAGAACTAATAATACCAGAAGATGAAAAATAAAGCGATTAGCGTAGCCAGGGTTAGCGATATTGACCAGGCAGACAACACTTCTATAGGCGCCCAGCACGACGTTAACCGTATGGTTATGGAGGGTAAAGGCTATGAGGTTATACGGGAGTTTTCTGAAGTGGTTAGAGGCGGTGACGATAGGGCGTCTGTTAAAGAGGCGCTAGAGTTTTGCAAGCGCCACAACAGCCGGCGCCGGCCTAAATCAGACTGGGTAACTATCCTGGTAGTACATTCCCTTTCCAGGTGGTTTAGGGATACCGAATTAAGCGGCTACTATCGCTACCTGTTTCGGCAGGTAGGCGTAGATGTGCAGGCGGCTACCGAATGGACAGATAAAGAAAAATCTGGGCAGGTGGTTTTGCGGTCACTGCGCGAAGCGATGGCAGAGGAAGAAAGCACCGAGGGCCGGCGTAGATCACTAAAGGGCGTCTACTACACCTGGAAAGCAGGCTGGTACCAGGGACAGGCGCCCAGGGGGTACGTTTTCCTAAAGGAACTAGACAGTAGAGGTAAGCGGATATTTACCCAGGATCCGGATCTGGCGCCATACTACAGGGAGGCCTATACTATGATAGCGGCGGGACTAGAGCCAACGTCTGTATATAACCAGCTGGGCGGCCGGCCTATTTTCGGCGGACTTAGTACCTATTATAAGGCCATCAAAAGCGAAATCTACGCTGGTATGAAGTTCTATACTTCGAAGATACCAGGCCTGCCTGATCTTCGCGTAAAGCTAAACGTAGAAGCTATAGTAGACCTTCACACCTGGCAGCAGGCGCAGGCGCAGCAGCTAAACGGTAAGAAAGGGACAGTAAACGCTTCTGGCGATAGCGCCTACTTCGCTAGCAAGTCTTTCCGCTGCGCCTGCGGTAGCGCCACTACCCACGAAACCAGCAAAGGTAGAAACGATGTTTATCACTACTACCGCTGCAGTAAGAACCAGAAGCACGGACGAAACAGGGTAGGGCGCGTTCACGGCTTTATTGCTACTATCTTTTCCAGCCTGGAAATGAGTACAGCGGCAAAGGAGTACCTGCAGGCGCAGGCGGCGGAAAAGGTAGGCCAGCTGGTAAAGGATGTTAGCGGCAGGATAGGACAGCTTAAAACATCACTGGACGGCCTGGAGCAGCGCAGAATGAAAGCGCTAAAGCTATTTGCTGATGAAAAGATAACGGCGGAAGATTACGAGGTATTCAGGGAGGAAAGCGAAAAGGTAAGGGCAACAATAGCCCGGCAGCAGTTTCTGCGAGACAACCAATACCAGCTGATACCTAAAGTTCTAAACCTGTTTCTAAGCCTGGGTACCCTTTACGACCAGTTAGACGGTAATCAGCGTAGAGCGCTGCTAACCATGCTTTTCCCTGCAGGGTTCTATGTTACTACTGAAAAGCCTAACGATGAAATACTAGCCTGTAGAACCACCAGAATCAATAGTATTTTTAGCCTAACTGATTCGGGTATTATGCAATACGTACAGATAGAAAAAGGGCCAACACCGTTAGGTATCAGCCCTTTACAGAACGCTGGCGGATTAGGCCAGCAAAACGTACCAGAAGCGCCAGAGGCGCCGCTACTGCCGTATCAGGGGCAAAATAGCGTTGTGTACCCGCAACCGGACTACAATCGAACCGCAGAAGATTTTGCAGCCTTTAATCGGGTCTACCAAACTATACAACATTTACTACCTGCAGCCTAGCCTGTGGAACTGGCTAGGGGTGAAATGATAGAACACATTGAACAGGCAGAGGTAGAGGCGGTAAGCCTGGATTTAATTAAAACAGATTAAGCAATGAAAGACCTAAAGACAATAAAGCTAATTCTGGATAAGGCAAACGCTGGCGATTTTGACGCCTGGGTAAATACTTTAGCCAGGGTAACAGACGATGCTGCAGGGCTTGGTATTACCTATAGGGTAGGCCAGGTACTTGTTAGCGCAGAGTTTCTACAGGCGGTCAGGGATAGCCCAGCGTTTTACCAGCAGCACCTGATGAACGAACTACAGGTGCGTACAGTTAAAAGTAGCTGGATAAGCATACAGGACAGACTACCAGAGACTACCAGCGATGTATTAATACTTACCCAGGGCTTTTTAGTAGAGCAGGTAGTAGGCAGGTATAGCGGCAAGTGGTTAATGGAACTGGGCTATAACTACTGCCAGGCAGATCCTGCAGCGCCCCAGGTCGCAGAACTTCACACGGTATTTAAGGTAACGAACGTAACCCACTGGCAGCCGCTGCCTGCTGCGCCAGAGATTAAGGCGCCTGCGCCGTGCGGCTTTACTGATTGTGACGGCTGCGGCCAGATGTGTGTATCTGGAAAGCGTAAAACGTAGCACCATGCCACACCTAAAGAAACCTACCAGGCGGAACTACCAGCCACCACGAAAGCGGGTACCTACAGGAAACCAGAAGTTTCTTAATAGCGAGGCCTGGCGCAGAACTACGAGACTTTGCAGGCAGCTGCGCCCTTTATGCGAGGTTAGCGAGGCCATAGGGGTAGACGCTGCTGCGCAGGTTACTGATCACGTAATAGCTAGGGAGTTTGGCGGCGCAGAATTTGACCGCAGAAACCTAATGGTAATGACTAAACACTATCACGATATAAAGTCTGGCATGGAAACGCACGGGCCTTTCCTGCAGACGATCAGCACACCCAGGGGACTGGTACCTGCTGATCGAAGCGAAGCGATTAGGCGGCTAACTGGAGGGGGTAGGGGGTAGGTCCATCCCTATTGGGTCCGCCGGCTTTAT